TAAACCATTGGTCGCTTTGTTTTTGCCATTTAAGTGTTTCTAATACAGTTTTTAAATCAGGTTTAACCTTATCCCAAGATTTTCTTGCAGCTTCTTTACCGACTTTTTTAGGATATGCCATCCAAAACATATCAAAATCATCCATATATATTTGTTCTGTTATGTTATGTTCTGTATCTGTTCTGTTCTGTTCTGGGGGCGTTACTGTAACGTTACTAGATTGTTTCATACGTTCTCTATGCTTTGCAACCCTTTCAGCACTAAAGTCAGACACGAATTGACGCTTATCCCAATTAAGCACTTCATTGTCATTATTGATAAAGTTTTTATCTATAAATATTGCTTTAGATGATAACCATTCATCCATAGAAATTCGTAGTTGAAACGCTACTTGTTCATCTTGTAACGTTACATTTCCGTTACATCTAATACAAAATAGCATAATCAACCTGCGTTGATTTACTTCACTTAACATCTGAACCTTTGGATCGTGTGAAAATTCAGAATAAAGCCTAAACCATTGATTTGCCATATTTAGCCCTTAAATTTGCGTTTTAAAAATATTTCAGGGTATTGAAGCTTAATTTTTGCTGGGATACCTCTCTTTTTCCATTGATAAACCTTAATTTCTTGGCTAATTCCTGACCAACCCAGGCGCTTACAAAGGGCTTTAGAACCGCCATAAAACTCAATAATTTCGCTATCTGTCATGTTTTTTCCTATAACTTTTTGTTAAATAGTTGTTGACATCATAATAACAAATAGTTAATAATGCAACTGTAGTTTTTAAATTTATGGAGGAAATATGAAAACAAAAGGCATTATCGTTACGGTTCTAGCGTTCTACGCATACTGCGCATTATGGTTGTATGTGCTTTATCCAATACTTTGCAAACATTTCGGAGCTTAATATGACTATCCAACAAGAATATGCAGAAGATTTAATTGATACTGACCCAGTAGAAGTTTTAGTCCACATGGACATGGAACAGCTAGCTGGCACGATTCGTGCTTTATATTGGGCTAATGAACGTGGCGATATGATTAGCGTTAATCTTTTTGCCAAATCTATAAGTAATGCCTTTTTTGAGGAAGCGATGGGTATTACAGAAAAAAAGTTAAATGAAGCTAATGTCTATCAAGGCCCTTTTGACCAAATGTATGACATGGGCCATTCACATGGGGATTTCCTATGATTAACTATATTAGAGATGTCATATTTTTATATTCAAAAGGTTTTAGATTTAAAAAAGCTGTTCAATTAGCAAAACAATTAAGGAGCGGTAGATGATTACTTTTAATGAATTAAAAAAGATTAATGTAAATGACCATACAGAAAAGAAAGGCAATTTAACGTATCTTTCATGGGCATGGGCAGTAGATCAATTATTATCTAATGATCCACAAGCCACATGGGAATATAAAGAGCCACGTCAATTTGGCGATACTTTAATGGTATTTTGTTCTGTAACAGCTTTTGGTAAAACTATGACAGCTCAACTTCCTGTATTAGATTACAAGAATAAAGCTGTAATGAATCCTGACGCTATGGCAGTTAATACAGCTATGCAACGTTGTTTAGCCAAAGCAATTGCATTACATGGTATTGGTCTTTATATATATGCTGGTGAGGATTTACCACAATCTGAACCTACAACTCAAGATGAATTAGAAGAAGCTATTAAAGAAATTAATAAAGCTGAATCTATTGAGGAATTAATGGCTATATATAAGCAACACGCAAACTTTGACCAAGCATCTTTAGCAAAGTTAAAAAAGTATTTATCTGATCGTAAACTTGAATTAGGAGAATAATATGAACCAACAAGAACGCTTAACCGAGTATTTAGAAAAGCATGGCAAGATTGATCCATTAAAAGCATGGACTCAATTAGGTATTTATCGTTTAGCCGATACTGTGTTTAACTTACGCAAAAAAGGTTATGACATAACAACTACAAATAAAAAAGTTAAAAATAAATTTAAAGAAGTTTGTGTTGTAGCTGAATATAAATTGGAGCAAAGACCAATGATCTATAGTATTGACTTCGAGTCACGATCAGCAATTGACCTTAAAGATAGGGGATTGGATGTATATGCCAACGACCCTACTACTGAGGTTATATGCATTGCGTTCGGCACCCAACCTAACGATGTGTTAGTAACTGACCAAGTTAATAACCCACACTACGGGCATTTCTTATCCAAACTATTAGACCACGTAAACAACGGTGGCAAAATCCAAGCATGGAACGCCATGTTCGAGTATGCCATCTGGAACTGCGTCTGTGTGCCTAAGTACGGCTGGCCGCCACTAAAGCTCGAGCAGTGTATCGATTCCATGGCCATAGCAGCGGCCAACAACGTGCCACAGAGTTTGGATGATGCTGGTGCCTTTATGGACAGCACCCATAAAAAAGACGCCATCGGCGCCCGTTTGATTCAGAAGTTATGTAAACCCAATAGGAAGGGAGAATTTGAAAATGACCCAGAACTACTCCAACAGTTATTTGACTGCTGTGCCCAAGACGTTAGAACAGAGATGGCGATTGTCAAACTACTACGTCCCCTCACTGCTGACGAACAGCGTGTCTGGGAGCTTACGCAACGGATTAACTTGCGTGGTGTCCCAGTGGATTCAAATGAGCTCCAAAACGCTGTAAAAGCCGTTCAGAGCGCTCAAAAAGCAATCGATAAAGAAAATAACAAAAATGGAGAATCAAAATGAGCAAAACAATTAAGATTATACCCGTAACATTTTCATGGCAAGTACCAGCACATAAAGAGCCACAATATTTGTATGTGTATTTAGACGATGACTATAAATTAGAGCCTAGATTATGAAATTAACTGACTCACAAAAATTAGATAAATTATTACAATTAATTGATTTACTTAATATGGAAATAAAAGGATTAAGAAAATTAATAATTGAAATTGAAAAAGGAATAACTAAATGAATAACATTATTCAAGGAACACCTGAATGGTTGCAATTAAGATTAGGTCATGTAACTGCATCACGAGTTGCAGACATCATGGCTAAAACTAAAACAGGTGCAAGTGCTAGCAGACAAAATTATTTAATTGAGTTGGCAATTCAACGAGTCACAGGCGTTGTTGAGGAATCATATAAAAATGAAGCAATGATGCGTGGCACAGAAGAAGAACCGAAAGCACGTCAAGCATACGAATTGCTAACCGAAACTTTTGTAGAGGAAGTTCCATTTGTCAAACATAAATCAATTGAATGGTTTGGTTGCTCACCTGATGGCATTATTAAAAACAATGATGGCACATATAACTTATTAGAAATCAAGAATCCCAATAGCGCTACGCATTGGTCTTATATTAAAGAAGGTGAACCACCAACAAAATATAAGATTCAAATGATGGCTCAAATGGCCTGCACAGGCGCTCAATGGTGTGACTTCTTTAGCTATGATAGTCGTATGCCTGAAGGTTCAAGATATTTCTTGAAAAGAATGGTTAGAGATAATGCCTTTATTGATGAAATGGAAAAAGAAGTAAAAGTGTTCCTAGATCAAGTGGCAGAAGAAGTCAAACTTATGGAAGCTAGGCAATAATTGAAAAATGGTATAATACAACTTGGCAATAACACAGGGGGGTCATTTATGATCGACCAGGCACTTCTTTGTTTAGCGCAAACAATCTATATGGAAAGTAGCGTAGAACAAAAAGAAGCACAAATCGGTGTTGGCTATGTCCTTATGCGTAGAGCTGACTTTGATCCAAAGCAGGTGTGTAATGAAATGAGAAAACCTTATCAGTTTTCTTGGTATGGAAAAGTAAAACCACCTGAACCTAAAGAAATCAAACCATACTTTCTTGATCTTGCATGGCGCATCATGCACAAGTTAGAGCCTGATTATTCTAAAGGCGCAACTAACTTTCACGATAATTCAATCTCAAAACCTCAATCATGGTTCAAATTAAAAAAGACTGTTCAATGGTCGCACATGATTTTCTACAAAATGGAGGAAACAAAATATGCTCAATATTGAGTTATATACCAAACAGCTTAATGGATTAGATATTCAATCCATGATAAAAGAAACAAAATTAAAAGAACCTCAACCTGATATTACCCTAGATTATTATGTTTATCGTGGTAAAAAAGGTTACGCAAGTTTTATATCTGCTAACAATAAAGAACGTCAAAGAGGATGCAATTTACAATTAATATTTGACGGCGAAACAAATTTGCTAAAGAATGTCAAATTTATTGAAATTAAACATAAGGAAAACCAATGGAAGAAATAACAGACTTTGTAGTAAAAGTTTTAATTATTTTAGGTGGTTTAGGTTTATTGTTTGGTGCTTTTTTTATGTTTGAACTTCTGTTTAGGAGTCAACTATGCCATTAACTCGCCAACAATTAGAAGAGGCAGTTGAAGCATTTAATAAAACAGGCAGCGAAACTAAAGCAGCCGAATTATTAGGTATTAAAAGAGCTTGTTTTCAAGGTAGGATAAGAGCAGCACGAATGGCAGGTATGCAAGCTGAAGTAGATAATACAAAACAACACATAACTGACATTCCACCTGAAATAGCTCTAAAAGATAAAATAAGAACATTAGAAGCTCAAATAGCTGCTTTCAATCGTGACGTATTAAGTGAGAATTATGTTAAGACTAAAATACTTAAAATGTCAGAAAAGAAGCCATCGCCACCTAGCTGGTTACTAAAGCCTAGTTCAAGTAAATCAGCGCCAGGCGTTCCTACATTATTTGCATCCGATTGGCATTGGGGGGAAAACGTAGACCCTAATCAAGTTAATAACGTCAATTCATATAACATGAAAATAGCCCATAAACGAGCTAAAAAGATGATTGAAGTAGCTATTGATCTATTAAACAATCACATGGTTAATCCTAAATATCCAGGCATTGTATTCGCTTTGGGCGGTGATATGGTTTCAGGCGATATACATGAAGAACTTATGGCTACCAATGACGCAGAAATTATGCCTGTGGTAATAGACCTATTTGGTGTCCTTATTTGGTGCATAGAAACCCTTGCAAATCACTTTGGGAAGGTGTTTGTGCCTTGTGTAGGTGGTAATCATGGTAGAAATACCCATAAAATAAGAAATAAGGGTAGAAACTTCACTTCTTTTGATTGGCTAACATATCAATTCCTAGCTAAACACTTTGAATCTGATAGCCGAGTATCATTCCACATTCCTGATGGCCCTGACGCTTTATACGCCATTTATAATCATAAGTATCTATTGACCCATGGCGATCAATTTCGTGGCGGAGATGGCGTTATTGGAGCTTTAGGGCCTATTATTAGAGGTGACCATAAGAAACGGTCTAGAAATGGTCAAATAGATATGGATTATGACACTCTCATAATCGGTCATTTTCATCAATTAATACAATTAGAACGACTTATTGTAAATGGATCGCTAAAAGGGTATTGTGAATATGCCTACAGCAACAATTTTGGCTTTGAACCCCCTAGACAAGCTTTATGGATAACCCACCCTCATCATGGCATTACTTTTTCAATGCCTGTTAATGTGGATGTGTCTTTTGAAAACTCTGATAAATCAGAATGGGTTAGCTGGAAAGGTTAATATTAACTAATTAGGGGAATTTATTATGTCGCTGCTCACCCCTGAATATTTAGCTAAACTTTATAATACGTTTGCTAAATTACCACCATTTGATAAATATGCTTTGCCAAGCGCAAGTGCTATTGAATGGAAAGTAATTAAAGACAAAAGGGTATGTGGTTATTTTCATGCAGACCCATTAAAAATAGAAATATCTAGTAGTTATTGCAAAAAGTTCAGAATATTATCTGAAACTATATTACATGAGATGATTCATTTAGTTTTGTATCATTGTAAAAAATACGAGCATTATGATGAACATAAAGTTGAATTTTATAAATTAGCAGTAGAAGTATGCAAAGTGTATGGGTTTGAAATCAGAAAACTTTAATGGAGGAAGTTATGGATTTAGATAAAATATTAAAAAGTAGAGAAGTAACGCATGGTGATTTTGAAATAAAAGCTATGTTTATTCAAGAAATCATGGAAAATATTACAGGATTATATTCTTGGGAAAAAATGTCAGCAGATCAGAAAGAGGCGATCCACATGATTTTGGTTAAGTTAAGTCGTATTATCTACGGAAACTATAACCATGTAGATCATTGGGATGATATTGCTGGATATGCTTTATTGGTTGCAGATAGGATTAAAGATAAATAATGATTTTACTGATGGTTTTGTCTATATAAAAGAACATAATTTTATATACAAGCTATTTTGCTTGCATTATATTAAGGAATAATTATGTGGACTAAACCAGCTGCAACAGAAATGCGTTTTGGCTTTGAAGTTACAATGTATGTAATGAATAAGTAATTAACGCAAGTAACATAATGCGTATTCGTATGCTTGGAGGCATAATTTCAAACAGCCTCCAAGTATGCTAACTAAACACATTGTAGTAACAAACATCAACATAGCATCAAAATGATCTTGTTTCATTTTTTACGCATATTAGGAAGTGGATGAGCTTTTAATAAATCCATTTTTTCATGTCTTTTTAATTCTTCTTCCAAACCATTTACTCTTTTAACAATATAGTCTTTAGA